ATTGGAAGTTGTACGAAAACTTGAGTTTCGAGTATTTCTTCAAATGTAGAAACAAAGATCTTTGAGATCGTATTTGATAAATGTTTATCAGATTGACTAATGTAATCAATGACCACAGAAACCTGTGATCCCTTTCCCAAAATGGATTGGCGCCGATCAGTAAATGACCGGGTCATCGGTGACAGCAACCGAATCTTGATCTTGTCAAGAAAATCAATTATACTTGTAATTGGATCAAGATAAATATTATCTTCGGCTAGCGTAGCTAAGTCTAAGGATAAATAATCCTTGCCAACTGAACGTTGGAACCCAAGCAATGCTTGTGCTGGTCGCAAAATACCAGTGATGACCCAAAGGTCATAACGAATTGTAAACAAATCGTCACCAACGATCATTGCGTCGTTGTCAATTATACCAACATAATTGTCCCAATCATTATCGGGGGCCAACGAAAAGTCAGGCGAGAAGCCCTTGGCTTCATAGAAATCAGTGATTTCTAGGACAACTAAGTTGGCCAAGGTAAGTGTCATGAAACTTACAGGTTCACCCATGAAGGAACCGGTCATATGGTTAACATATGAATCAAACCCATGAGATTTGAATAACGAATCATAATCGTTTGACGGGACTAGCTCCCGTTGCGACCATAGTAAGGGCATGTACAACCGAAACGGGTGTAACTTGGGCATCCCAAGACCTTCGCAAAAGCCAAGCCAAAGTGCCTCGATCACTTTTAACGGGATTGTATCCGTTGCTGCGGTATAATCGCAGGATGCCAAAATGGCACTCTTTGGGAACTTATGTTCCTTTCTCCTCTTAAAATAGGACCAAAACTTATGTGTTTCGGTAATGCCCGAGCGGGCTTTCGGATGTTTCTTAAACATCGGTTCAATGATCTGCCTCATTGTTTGAAGAATAATCGTCAACCATACCATGTTTTTGGTAAGACCGCGGCTTTTGACCCCGGGTTCGGCTAATACCGTAATTGTGGCCTTTGGCCACACACTTATACTTGGGGTATAAACGTTAAGCTTGTTAACTTTTTGGAACGCCAACGTCCCATATTGATACTTAAAAGTACCAAAACGCATGCTTTCGCATGCTGCCCAAAATAATATGATGGACCCGTAATGTGCGGGAGGCAATTCAAAATCGTCGGTATCAAATATTTTTTGATAAAGGTTGCAAAAGACACCCTCCCTGATATATTCAGCGTATTCATCGGAATTTCCGTATGATGGTTCATAATCATGTTCCACCGTCTCTGACGGTTCTATATATCCTATATATAGCACATCACGTATTTGTTGATGTCTTTCTGGTCCAAACGTGTCGCCAGAAAATCGTTGTGCATTAACAATGAGACGACCATATGGGTCGTAGAGATCAAATGGATCTTCCCAATAATCTTCGGGTAATACATCATTAAGCGTGATGTCCAGGAATTTATTAATTTCTGTGTGCATGAAAGATGAACGACCACCCTCTTTTTGAGTGGCTTCAAAACAAGATTTTGATGAATCAGAACAATGTGTTTTGGACGGGATCTTTCCCCGTATTTGTCTACCAATCGAATTGGCAGCCTTACTTATTGTGGTAAGTTCCGCGTCTGTACGCGTGGAAGGGACAGTTAATGTCTCTAAAAGTTTAATAAAAGCTTTTTCCAGGAGAACTCGTGGAGGTGGCGGTAATGCACGGCCAAATGTCCCTAATTGTGACATACCTAAGACTAT